CACCTAATTCTAAGCCAGTAAATAACCACCAATCAGTGTGGTTTGGATCGTCACCGCCCATTTTTGATCCGCGAGGGCTAACACATTTCCATTCAATCGAGTCGTACATCGTTGATTCAGATAACACCCAACGATAAAATGGGTTTTTAGGTATTGTATATTCAGCTTTGTTGTAAGAATTTTTTAACGTCAACCAACCGCCATGATTTTCAGATTGTGCGCTTATTGCCGATTTAATATGATCCCAACCACCATCAGATTCATTGATCATATCTACTTTTCTAGAATCTTTAAGGTATTCATCAACAACGTTAGTGGATTGGATCATTGCATTGGTATTCATTGCGTCAACATCAATACCTAATTGATTTAATGCGTTTCCTCCTGCTATGTCATACATTTCAGCGCTTCTTTCAGCTTCTACAAGTTTTCGTATTTCTTCAATTTCATCAAGATCAGAACCATCAAATGAATAGCTATCTCTCATTAATAAATCAACAACGTGGTTTAGTTCTTCGCCTTTTAGCCAAATAGGGTAATCAACATTAACTTCCTGCATTAAAAGCCACTTGTGACCACTTTCAGTAAACACGGCAATGTCACCAAAGTTTTTTAAATATGTCTCTGCACGTTGGCTATTGAAGTTTAAGCAGTAATCAAGACCGCCTTTGTCAAATGGTAATGTTTCATACTTGTGCAAACCCATTGCCACATCAACATCACTCTTGTTAAGGCTTTTAACTTCGCCATAAGCCTTATAAAACTTTTTATTACGGTAAACAACATTATAAAAATAAGGAAAGTATTGTTTCCTTAACCATTCGTCACATTTATATTTATCATCTTCAACAAAGAAATTATCTTTTGTTAATTGTGCTTTACCTGAAAGAATTTCAATAGCCTGATCGCTATTCATTCCAATCATGGAAGATTTTAAATCATCAATTGCACCACGATAATTTTCTTCACGAATAAGGGAGCGAAAGTGATCAGTAATAAAATCACCCTCAACTGTAAAATTAACATTCATGATTAATCCTTGTAAAAAACAATCAATAAACCTGATTGTAATGTTGCGTGGTAGACTTTTGATTTATTGCCAAGAATGCTATTTATATCAAATAAGCTATTAGCAGAATAAACAAACATAGGTTTTAAATTATCTTTATTTTCGTGTAAAAAAGGGCGTTGTTTTTTCATGTAATCGCCTTAGGTTGTTTTTGATGAACCTATTAAACCACACTTTATTGAATTCTCTGCTCCGACCAGACAACCTATTGATAATTAAACGTAATTTAACATCATCAAAGCAGCATCTTCAGCTTCAGCTTCATTTTTAAAGTATCTTGATAGGACGAAACGCCAAAGCGTGTTGAATAAAGCCTTGTATAGCTCACGGAATTGCAGTTCATCCATTGAAGCAAAGGATATTGAACGCGCGTATTTTTTAATACCTACAGGTGTCCTCACCTCGTCATAATATCCGGCGGCAATAGTCATTTCTTCGCGGAATGGTTCAAAGGCTTTTTGAATGTTTTCTATTTGTGATTTTCTTAACTGGCTTTCAGTCCTCATGAACTCACGCCCCCAATCAAGCATTACGCCGCTACCTTTTGAAGCTGAATCAAGCGTTTGAAATATCTTTGTTGCAATGCGCTTTTCATCGTTAGTTAAAACACCGGAAGAGGGTTCATAATAATTGAATGCCAAATTCAACAGGCCGAAGAATTTTTTATGATATTTATAGTTCCTTGATTGCGTAAACTTGCCACAAATAACGCGGCCAAGTTTCCACTTATCATAAATTTCTTTATCAGCTTCAGATACCGGAACAAGGCCAGTTGATGTTTTTATGAAATTAACTTCAGCCATTAGGTAATAACCAGCAAACAAAAAAAGAACCAGAAACAAACAAAGAAAGTAAATCGATTCTTTTTAGCTTCATTCAATTCAGCCAATTCAACAATAAGCCTTTCATTTTCGCGTTCAATGTTTTCAACCATAACAACAAGTTTTGGCTTTGTTGCATCAATAGGCAAACCCTGACCACAACATGATTGACTAATTATCTTTGATGCTTTCATTTTTCACCACCTATAAATTCAATCCCTTTTTCGGTTACTGAATAAGTATATTCTCGACTTCTTAAAGCTTTAATTTTAGATAAATAACCATCATCAGAAAGGCGTTTAAAATACATTCTTAACAACGGTAAGCTTGACATATTTGAAACTTCTTTTGCTTTATCAGTTGTATTTATTCCATTAAAAACACCTAGAACCATTTTCTTTTGGCGCTTGATGTTATTGGTTAACCTGATTCTGTTTTGCTTTGTTTTGGCTTCTTTTTCAGCTTTAGTTGCAACTTTAACTTCAGGATTAGGCTTTACTTTAGGTGTAAGGTTAAATCCTGCCACCAACATAAATCCGTTAATTGGTTTAACTTGTGTTTTAGATGTGATCATTGCTATTATCCCCTGACTGATTATGGCTAATTAGTATGTTTTGCGTTGTAGCCGTTAAGTTTTATTGCTTAGCGGCTTTTTATTTGTTGGTACCTAACTTTAACAATTCATTTCTATCAATCATTCTTACGATACAAGGCATTTTTGAAGGTCTGAATATTACAAACATGGATCCTTTAGTATTTCCGTTAACCTTTTTATTGGTTTCAGGATGATAAAAACTTAATCGACCACCTGTAACAATTCTAATTTCAGATATTTCATTGATCGGCAACCATTGAGCATCTAAAGTTGCAGGCACCAATAAAACAGAAGTTACGCCTAATTCTTTTTGTTCAATACATTTCTGCATAAACTGTTTAATTAATCCTTTACCATACGGAGGGTTGATCCATACAGTTCTATTAATTTTAACTGGATAAGTTCTATCGTAACGATCCATTGAATCAGCCCAATTAAGCGTTAATGAATTAGTTTCTTTAGTTAGGTACCACTTACATTTATGATTATCTTTATTAGCTGCAGCATCCAACCCAAAATTAAACTCTTTGTTCATTGCATTAAATATCACAGGATCCGTACCCCAACTATTTTTCATATCAGCATCTAAATCAGAACTAATAACATCTTTGGTACATAAACTATTTTCTATACTCATCTCTATTATCCTTTTAGTTAAGCGCTATGATTGATAGCGTTGTGTTAAAACTGCTCAGCATAGTCAGCGATTGTTTTAAATACTTTTTTACCACCAACGAATACTTTTTCGTCAACTATGTGCTGTAACTGAAAGTTAAGCGTTGAGCCTTCTGCAAGTTTAGCTATATGATTAAAAAATAAAGCTTGGCTGTAACTATCCATTTCCCAAAAAGCTTTAGCTAATTGCTCTTGTGTTAAATGAAATTCTACCGTTTTGCTTTTCTCAAAAGTTACGCCTTGATCGTTTGTTTTAATTTTCATTCTTTATCCGCCTATATATGTGTTGTAATTAATTATTTTCGTGAATATTACCTATAACAACGCCATTAAATAATTTAATGATATTATGTAAATCTGCATCACCAGAGTTAAATTTACCATGAGAAAAATTAACTTCTTCGGTAATATTTCCTTTGTCAATCATGCAATTTAATTTCCTCTCAATAATATCTCCTTCATAAATATCAACACCGTTATTATCGGTTAACCCTGTAAACTGCATACACGCACCATTAATAACGGAAATCTTTGCGGTTTCCATATCACCATCCGCATCCCATTCTAATACATATATAAGAGAACTATCATCACACTCAGGAGCTATAGTTATCGCAGGGTTCATGGCTGATGGGTATAGCATTTCCTTACCATCCCAAACGCGAAACTTTATTACTCTATTCATCTTCTATCCCCTCATTCGTTAAAGTAATTAACTTGCTTCTGCATGATTAAGAACTAACTCAAAGCGATCTAACCCAACCCATAAACCTACATCTTGACCTAAAGCCTTTCTAGACGCCCATTCCGAATAGCTACATAAATCACATCTATCTTCAAGGTTACCAATAGTGTTCTTTTCTGCATCATGCCAAGCAACGTTAGCCTCTAGAGCATCTTTCATTGTTGGATTTTCTTTTATTTCTAATTCAATTGATTTAATCATAATATTCTCTTTAGTTGCTGTTGATGAAATTAACTATACGCGAATAAAATAACCTGTCAACACAAAAGTATATACTTTTATAATATATTTATATTTACATCTTAAATTTATCGTGCCATACTCCATCTATCTTTTATGTAATAGGAATTAATAAATGAAAATGTTACCAGTAAAGTTTAGCGATACGCAGGTATTAAAGATTGAAGATATCGTATCTATTGTAGGTATTGATAAAAGTAAGGTGGCCAGAGCAGCTTTAAGGCTTGGTCTTATGCAGATAGCTACATTAACGGCAAGGGACGTTGATAAGGGTATTGATTTAGTTTTAGTTAATGACGCTAGATCGAAGTAGAAATAAAAAACGCCCTGCAAGGCGCTTGTTAAGGTTGAGACACAAGGTAATTATAACATGTATTACTATCAATTTAATATAGGTGACTACGTTAGCTCTACGCAGCACCTAGACGAGAATGAGGATTTAGCATACAGAAGAATGCTTGATGTTTATTACTCTAAAGAACTGCCATTACCAGAAGATCAGAAGAATATAGCTAGATTGATTAGGATGCGAACGCATAGCGAAAGCATTGCGATCGTATTGCATGAATTCTTCACTCTAAAAAAAGATGGTTATCATTGTATAAGAGCAGATAAGGAAATTTTAGCTTTTCAATCTAAATCCGATAAGGCTAGGAAGTCGGCAGAAGCAAGATGGAATAAAAACAAAGACTTACCAGATAAAAGTATTGATGCGAACGCATTACGAACGCATAGCGAAGGCAATGCTAAACATAAAACACTAAACACTAAACAAGAAACAAGTAATAACATATGTCAGTTAGTCACTGACGAGTACAACGAAAAGTTATCAGAGCTTGGACAAGTTAAGGTTTTATCCGATAAACGGAAAGCACATATAAGAGCATCTATAAAACAATTTAAAAATTCAGGTCATGACTTTGACAAAATAGAAACATGGTCTAGGTTATTTAATTACATTTCAGAGAGTGATTTTTTAATGGGTAGAACTTCTGATTGGTCAGCTAGTTTTGATTTCATTATAAACAAGTCTAGCTTATTAAAAATAGTGGAAGGGCAATATGATAATAAATGATCCAATTTTCAATTTAGAGATTGAGCAACAAGTTATAGGGCTTTTAATTTATGATCCGACTCATAGTAATAGTCGTGAAACTTTAGATAGTTTAGATGTTCAAGATTTTTACAGTAGAGCTAACCAGTATATTTTTAAAACTATAAAATCCATGACTGAAAATAAAAAGGATATATCTATAAATCTAGTTGAAGTAGCAATGGAGAATATAGAATTTGATTATGGCGGGTTTTTTTACCTTGCTGGAATTGTTAGGGAGGCTATAAGTATTTCAAGTCTGCCTTCGTATGTTTCAGTAATTAAGAAATGCGCAAGGCTCAGAGATTTATCAGCCGTATTGATTAATACTAACGAGCTAATAAACCAAAAAGTAGAAGCCACAGAAATAATCGAGCAACTTGATGTTGAACTGAAAAACATCTCTATAAACTCAAGTGGCAAAGATTTACGTCATATAAGAGACGTAGAAGGCGATTTCTTGGACGAACTACAAGCAAGAGCTGATAGGGGTGGTTCAATAGCTGGTTTGTCAACAGGGATTGATGAGTTGGACGAGAGAATAAACGGTGTAGGTGATGAATGTTTAGTAGTTATTGCTGGATCCCCTTCAATGGGTAAAACTTTATTCTGCCAAACAATAGCAACAAGTGTTGGAGTCGACCAAGGTAAAAACGTGATGTTCTTCTCTATGGAAATGTCTGAAAACTCATTGTTTGAAAGGTTTGTTTCTGGTATTGGCAATATAAGACCAGATAAATTAAGAAGTGCAAGGTTAGATAAGGAGGATATAGGGCGAATTGATATCGCTGTAAGACTATTAAGAACAAGTGGCCTGTACTTAACGGATGAGCCTAAGCAATCAGTTGGTCAAATTCGCGCAAAGGTTAGACGGCATAAAATAAAGCATCCTGATTTATCAGCTATATTTATTGATTACCTTGGGCTAATGAAACTAGGTAAGGCAGACCGTCACGATATAGCTATAGGAAATATAACAAGAGATTTAAAAGAGCTATCTAAGGAAATGAAAGTACCTGTTTTTCTTTGTGTTCAATCTCGCAGACCACAATCAATAAAAGATAGACCTAATATGTCGAGCCTTAAAGATTCAAGCTGTATTGAAGCTGATGCTGACATAATAATGTTTGTTCATAGGCAGGAAATAGTGGAACCAGAAACAGAGTTAAAAGGAGTTACAGAGCTAATTATTGCGAAGGATAGGCACAATGACGGTAACGGGACCATTTACTTAGAAAAGGTTAACGGTTCATTTAAAACCTTAAGTGCTGAAGCTGTTGGAAGGATGCAAATTAGAGAGTCTGCAATGTTAGGTCCAAAAAAAGCTAAAGGATTTGAAAGTTAACAGCTATTGAAAAAAGAATGGCTAAGATACTTAATAAAAAGGATAAATAGAATGGATAGAGAATATAAAATAATTTATGCCGATCCTCCTTGGGATCAAAAAACAGGCAGAAAACTATCAGGATACAAGACAAATAATGGCAAGCAAGTGTTTAGTGCAGTTTCTAATAAAAGCGAAAATCTTCCATATAAAACAATGGGTGTTGATGATATTGCAGCGATAAACGTTAAGAGCATTGCTGCAGATGATGCCTTTTTATTTATGTGGGTAACAAACAAATATCTATTAAAATGTGAACCAGTGATAAATGCATGGGGATTTAAGTATGTAGCTTGTATTACTTGGAAGAAAAAACGCATGGGCGGAGGTTTAGGTGGAGTAGTAAGGATAACAAGTGAGCATTTATTGTTTTGCAGAAGAGGAAATTTAAAAGCTGCAGGCACAATCCCTGAAAGTGTGATTGATGCAAAAAGGCAATATGTTAATGGTTATCCTTGCCACAGTAAAAAGCCAGATTGTTTTGCTGAAATGATAGAAGATGTTTCACCTGCAGGTAATAAGTTGGAAATGTTCGCTAGAGATTCGAGAGAAGGGTGGGACGTATTCGGCAATGAAGTTAGTGGCAGTATAAGTATTAGATAATTTAATTAAACATAAAGGATAAATAAAGATGAGTTTAAATAAAGCAGAACAAAAATGGATTGATAGAGTGCAAAAAGCCTTAGATGCTTGCCCGAAAAGTTTAAGTGATCGTGCTGATTCTTTCACAATAGGAGACCCAGACATAACTATATTTGATAAAAATAAATTTATTGATAATGGTAAAGATGTTTGTGTTGACGTTGATGATTCTGACTCTGAATTGGCTTGCTTAATATTTCCTTTTGGCGTTGCTAGTACAGCAGGTTAAAAACACATAGCTAATACACTAAAGAACACTAAATAAATAAGGGTAAGAAGAATGATTTATTTAGAGCCAGATGATCCGATAGAGGTTAAATGTCCAGATTGCGGAGAGGAAGAAAGCATATACCATGTAGGAGACTCTGTTTGGATGTGTAACGAATGCAAAGACACTTTTAGTGATGGTAGTGAAAATACATACTACGAAGATGATATTTAAATAACATAACCATATAACAGAGAGGTAAATAGAATGACTGAACTATACACAAATAAATATCCGATTGAATTAGACCAAAAAACAACAGTTCCCACCGGTAATATTTTTACTATAAAAGCAATTAGTCCATTTTGTAACGGTATTATTTTAGAGCCAGTTAATGAGATTGAGAATTATCAAGTTATTCAAATGGATCCTAACATGTTCAAGATTGCATTTAACGGAATAGAAACATCAAGGCTAATTCTTAAATCAATATCTGAATAAACACACTAAAGAGTAGGCAATAAAAAGGACCAGTTACGGTCCTTTGTTGTTTGTGGGTGTTGGTTAAAGAATAGATTCAATATATGCACGGTAAGTTGGATCGGTTATATCTTTAAGGTAAGAGCCATCTTCGTTAATTGCCTTTACCCAAGCCATATCTTCAGGAGTCGGAATCTTTTTATCTGGAGCTTGTTGTGGAGCTTGTGGCGCAAAACCACCTTGTTTCTGTGGTGCTGATTGAGGTGCTTGTGATGGCGACTTAGCTCCGCTTGAATGAACATAACCAAGACGAGCGTTAATCATGTTTAATGTAAGTACGGTTCCGTTTTGACCATCGAACGACTCAATCAATAAAGCTTCACAAGAAACTTCGATAACCGATCCTTCAATTAATGCGCTTTGATAAAAATCAATTTGACCGGGTGACTTAGCAAAAATAACCGCTTGGTAGTTGGCCCACTCATCTTCCTTTGTTTTAGGGTTTCTAGCTTTAACGCCTAAACGAATACTAAAACCAGTTGAATCGCCAGCTTGAAATACTTGAGCGTCTTTATTTAATTTACCTGTAATACTGTGCATATTCTCTACTCTCTTTTAGTTTAATTAAAGTTACTTCATTAGTTCATCATAATAAGCTGCATTATCAACACAGCTAGTTAATAATTTACGCTCCAGGTTAACATCAGCTAACTCTCTATTTTTAAGATAGCCAGATGATTGACTATCAACAATAATAATTTTTGGATTATCAAGAGCAGCTATACAGTTATTGATAATTCTGTTTTTGTTTGGTTCGTAGTTTATTTCCATTATTCGCCCCTTGCTTTTTTAACAAATGATGCAGCCGCTTCGTATAGAATACCTACTTCGGTAGGGCTTAATCCTTCGTGATGATCACACATCTTAATAACAAGCTCACCAAGAGCAAAGCCAATAGGAGCTGAAGCTATTAAGTGTGCGTTGGCAAAACCCTCGTTCTCACCTTTGTCTGATATTTGATTCTCAAATGTAGCTAGACAATCTTTCGCCCCTTCAGCCTTAATGCCCCAATCGCCAAATATTTCCCACGGGCCTTTAGTAAATTTAGGTTCGCTCATTTTATTTAACCTCTAGTAATTGAATGTTAGTGCTATGCTCAGATGAAAAATGGTTGCCGTTAACATTAAGCTCATCTGTTTCCGAAACATAAAAACCTAAAAGATTCTTACTATCAATATGATCAAACTGATAAGCCTTACCATCTATTAACTCTACATTTTTAATTAATCCTGTAGCTGCACGTAAATCATCTTCATTATAAAAAACAGCAACGACTCTACCAGTCTCAGCGCAACACAAAATAGTGTTAGATGTGATACTGTGGGTTCCTGAGTTATCACAAAACTCAAATTCTTCTTTAACTGTACTCATTACTTGCTCCATCTAACTTTTATATTTAAAATACTTAACACATACTCTACATCGCAAAACTTAGCTGATGTATTGCCATGCCATACCTTAGCTACTCTTTCATAAGTTAAGTCAGTACATAGCTCAGTAAGAGCCATGACACCACTTACATTCTCATCATCTGCCGCATCTCTAACTATCGTTCGTAACTCTTTACAGTTTGTCATTATATTTCCTTGTTTTGCTGAATTACACATACCTTACTATAACTGTACGTAATATGCAAATATGCCGATAATCTAAATAGTTTGATAAAACGCTTGCAATATAATTTTATTAGTTTAAGATTAAGTCAATCAGGTGATTAGGGCGCAGACCACACAACCTGTCTAAATATCAAAATGGGCTTACATTGCTGCACTAATTTAATAGAGGGATTTTATTATGACTAGTAAAGAGTTAATGAATGAGACTGAATTAGTTATAGCAATGGCGCATGTATTACAAGAGGATAAAATAATGGACTTCGATAAATTACCAGCAGATGAACCAAGCAGAAAAATAGCATTAGTAGCAAAAAGAAATGTACTTAAAGGTTTAATTGATAAGTTTAAGTATGATTTATCAGTTAGCGGTTACGTTACTGGCACTATATACAATGAAATTGAATTTATTGATAAGTGTTTAGAGTTTGGTGTTGATCACGTTAAAGCTGAGCTGTACGAGCATGACGCTAAGCTAGACAATCAATCAAGTGAGCAATTTAATCATGGATAAGTCAGACTCCATTAAAAATATAGCTGTCGCAATGAATAAGGCGCAATCAGAAATGACAGGCGCAGCTAAATCAAAAACCAATCCTTTCTTTAAAGCTAAGTACGCCGATTTAAAGGCGGTGATTGAAGCAATCAAAACACCTTTCGCTGACAACGGGTTGAGTTATGTTCAGTTCCCTATTGAGGAAGGTGGAAGAATAGGCATAGAAACTATTTTAATGCACTCTAGCGGTGAATGGCTATCAAACTCCTTTACGGTTCAGTTAACTAAGCAGGACGCACAAGGGGCAGGTTCAGCGATTACATATTGTCGTAGATATGGATTGCAAGCGGTGGCAGGTATTCCGAGTGAAGATGATGACGGAAATGCAGCAAGTAAGCAAAGATCAACCAAACCAAGCAAGCCGAGTAATCCAAGCGACGACGATTTATCATGGGTTGACGCTATAAAATCAGGTCAAACAACAATAGACGATCCGAATTTATCGGGCGAATACAAAGAATATATTAGAGGCTTATTATAATGGAAATCACAATATTTAAAGAGATAACAACCGAGGGCGTTATTGTCTCAATAGAAGAAAACAGCAAAAAGTATCATGAAGGTTTTTATGCTGATATGAATAACGCACCAGAGCGTAAACTAGTTAAAGAAAGTTCATCAGATATCAAAGGTATAATCAAAGAGCTTGAAGCGGCTAGAATCAAAATTAACAAGGATAACACCACCAAGACAAACAATGAGTGCAAGTTAATAGTTGACAGGCTAGAAGCAGCTAACGCGCCTTTCACTATTCTTGAAGATGATTACAAGGCAGAGCGAAAACTTATTCTTGATGCTGAAAAAGCACGTAAACAGGCTATTGAAGATCAGGTTAAATTTGAAGGCGATCATGAATTCGCTTTACTGCTAAACAAAACCTTTGAATATGACCGCGAACAAGAGTTAAAAGCTAAGTCTGATCATGATCAAAAAATAGCGGATGAAGCTGCTATTAAAGCAATTGACCAACAACAAAAGCTATCAGAAGCTAAAGAACGCGATAAAATTAACGCTGAAAACGCAAGATTAGCAAACACTGAGCATGTAAGAGCAGTAAATAGAGCAATCCTTGATGTACTAGAAGAAAACGATATCGGTACATTGATAGCAAAAAAGGTTGTTACATTAGCCGCTAAAGGCTTGTTGCCTAACTTAACTATCAATTATTAAATAACCATAATAGAGGAAAGAAAGAATGAGTACACAAATAAACCAATATTTAATGTATGGCGCAAAACTAGAATACAGCGAACATGTTTCTAATGATGGAGATTATGAGAAATTTGAAAAGTTTGAAGATAACGCGTTTAAACCAGATATGAATAATAACGGATTGCACTGCCTATTTGATGGGATGAATGGAGAGTATATTTATATAGGTGAATGTCTAGCTAAATCAGAAAATCATGAGATGCTTGAAAGCTTTGAAATACCAAAACTAAACAAGAAGTTTAAAGATAGAGTTAAAGAACAAGTAAAAATGGAGTTAGACATTGAAGCAGATATGCAGCTACATATGGTAACTCATTGCCGATAAACACCGCAACCATAAGGAAGCGGTAACAACTCTTTTAAAGCAGGATGATATGAAAAATAAAGCGAAAAGAGACAGAATAGAAATAGCTTTCTTAACTAAGCAAATGAATTCTGCGGCAACGGAGGCATCATATTACAAAGGAATTGTAGAGGAGTTTATCAAGCTTGCTGTTGAACACGAAATACCAATAGATGAAGTTTATAGCTCGGCAGAAGGGGATCACAGCTTAAATAATCATATAGATCGATGCTACAGGCGATATATATCAGTTAATTAACAACTCTCATAAGAGGGGATAAGGAATATAATGACTGATAAATGGTTAAGTGTTAAAGATAGATTCCCTGAAAAATCTGGCTCTTACCTTGCTAGTGATGGCGATACTGTTGCAGAGTTACATTTTGAAACAAGAGGTAGGCTAAGGTTATGGTTAGAGCCAAGTGGAAAGCCAAGTGAACCGATTGATGATATTACTCACTGGATGCCACTACCAGAACCACCTAAATAATTAATACATATAGAGCTATAAGGAATTAAAATGGAAGTCATGGTTAAAATAAGACACTGGAGGCAAGACAACATGGAATCTGGTAGGTGGGTTCTAACTGATTCAATGAAAGAGTCTACCGCACATAAGCTGATTGAAAGTGAACTTTTTGAAGATGCCGAAATAATTAACGATGAATAATTTAAACACATAACGGAGAGTAGGAATGAGATTTGATGATTTTATAAAAGAACTTGAATTATCAGGATGGTCTGCAACGTCCGACGCACAACACTATAATATAAAAAAATTATGGATTAAAATGTACCCAATAATATCAGAATTAGAAAATGAGGTTTTTGAACTAGAATGTATAGTTAATCCTTAGAAATATAACAGTAACCAACACTAATAAGGAGTAAGTAATTAATTTAATCAAGGTTTTCTTTCCGACAAAAAGGAGAGCGCCAAGAAATATTGTCGCTATGGAATATTTTGTTGAAACTAATAATTATTCAATAGCCCATGATAAAGCCCTTGATCAATTGGCTTTAGATGTTAAGAAAGAATATCTCGCTTATTATGATAACGTTGTAATGACTGAGCAGACTACAATTAAAGGTGATTTATGACAATTAAAACTGAAAACTTCAATCCTGAAACTGATACTAAATTGCTTTGTACTTGTGGTCATGCTGATTGCGATAAACGAAGCGTTAACCAAGATACCCTTAATAGAATGCAAATGGTTCGTGATGATGTAGTTAGAGGTTTAACGGTAACGTCAGGCGGTAGGTGCCCTAACCATCCCGACGAAATTAATCGCACAACGCCGGCAGATCATCAAAAAGGAATAGGAATTGATATTGCTTGTGCTGGAGGGGAGCAAAGAGGGGAGCTTGTAGCGATTGCTTTGATTAATGGGTTCAATGCCATTGGAGTAGCTAAAACATTTGTTCATTTTGGTTATAGAAAAGGCGAAAGACTTGTGATGTGGACTTACCTGTAGAATATAGCTATAATAAGGTAATTGATTAATTGTTACTTGGGGTTTTATATGAATATTGGGGATATATTAAAAACCAGATCTTGCGGCAATATTGAAGTACTGCAAATTGATGGACATAACAAAATAAAAATTAAATTTTTGGATACAGGTAGCGTAGTAGTGTCTAGTGCTGGAAATATAAGAAAGGGAGTTGTTAGGGATTTTATGGCGAAAAAGACATTTGGCGTTGGGTTTGTTGGTGTCGGCAGTTATAAGGCATCAGTTAATAGGTCTCACACAAAGCAATACCAAACATGGAAAGGGATGATGCAAAGATGCTACTCTAAGTTTTGGCATAAAAGACATCCAACATACATAGGTTGTACAGTATGCGATGATTGGCATAATTTCCAAGTATTTGCTGAGTGGTTTGATAGTAATTATGTAGATGGTTGTGAACTTGATAAAGATATTTTAGTTAAGGGTAATAAGGTTTATTGCCCTGACATGTGTTTATTTGTAAGTAAGAATGAAAATGTAGTTAGCGCACTATCTAAGGATTGGGTTTTAAATGATTTTCTTGGTGGGACGTTAACTGTTAATAACTTAAAAAAGTTTTGCTTATCGTTTGGTTTGGATTACCAAAAAACAAGAGACGTGGTAAATTCTAACGGGTGTTTGATGTTGGATTTATCGAAATTTAAAGTATTAAACCAAGAGGCGCATTGATAATGGATGTTTTAATTCATGGAATACTTGTTAGTGATCCCGACGATTCAATTGGCAAATTAAAGCCATACGTTAAAAATGCTCGTTCATTTAATTATGGTTACATTGGTGTATTAGGTGCTTTATGGAGAAATAAATCAATAGCAAAAAATTTGGCCGGTTTATTACATGGCAATAAAAATACTGTATACGCTCACTCAAATGGTAACGCTATTTCAGTTATCGCGGCTAAAAAATACAGTGCTAAAATAGAAAATTTTATCTGTATAGCTGCTGCATTAAATAGAGATATAATATTCCCTGAATCAATAAAAAACATTCTAGTTTTGTCAACCAAAAAAGATAAGGCAACTAAAGCCGCTAGATTTTTTGATTCAGTACCGGTTATCGGCTGGTTTATTCCTGATATATGGGGTTCTATGGGGACTGACAATTACACCGGCAATGACAAAAGAGTGACTAAAATTTATCTAGGTGATTTGATTGATGATCACAGTGATTATTTTAGTGAAGAGAATTTACCGATCGTTATGAATATAATAGATACATGGCTTGATCAGCAAGATTCGTAAAGTTGGCATAATTTAGGTATAATGAACATCAATCAACCGATTGTATTTTAATTATTTGGAGTAGTATAAAAATGTCAAATGACCAACCGACTAGAACAATTACGAACGTATTGGAAGAAGTTGAAGCCGGCGATTTAAGCGCAATGGAAGCAGAAAACCAAATCAAAGAAATCCAAGTAATCCAAATGATGGCAGCAATCGGGCCTAAAGGCCCAAAGCCATAACAACAATAGAATAATGGGAATAAATGAATTATTCTGATGCTATACATATCGCACGTTATTACTTTCCTGTAATAACTGCGATATTTTTCGTTATGAAATTAATCGGCGGCGAGAGCAAAGATAGAAAGCACTCTCTAATAATTTGCTGTGTATGCGCGCTATACTTTATGATCGATGATATTGATAGCTCACTAAGCAAAATTGAATACCGCGAGGAATATATTGAAGCGTTATTTATAATAATACTTATTGCTGGCGCTGGTATGATGTCAATGTTTTCAATGGTTCCATTTGATGGTAAGGCGTTCAAACACTCGCTTATACTGGCTTTTATCATACTGATAAATTCTATGCTAACATGGCACTATACGGTATCGCCTCAGCCATTATTATATAGCTATTTCGATGAGTTGATAATAATAGCAAGTATTATTCAGATTATGGTGTCATGCAATGGAATTATGGGATCTATTTCAAGGATTGTTGAATTTTTTAGGTTTACACAAAGGTCTTTTGTCGGGTTTTTCGTTTCTTGTGTTTGCAGGATGGGAAACCCACAAAAAAATAAAAAGAGTGAGGGTTAGGCGTGAATATAGAAACAGCAAAGGCATCAACGCAAATCACAGCGAAATTAACAGGCGTGATGGGGACTAGTACATTCGTTATGGCTTGGTTCCAAACTAACGCTGCCGGTGTTGGTGCTATATGTACCGTAATAACCTGTATTGCTTATATCTACTTTCAAAAAGCATTACTTAAAAAAGACAATAAACACAAAGAAGAAGTAGATAAGTTAATAAAGGGGCAAGCGGAGTTAAAATTTCAACTTTCTAACCTTAGGCTTGAGAATGAACGACAAGTAAAATGATTAATCATTCACTAATAATGAATAAAGTATAAGGTTATTGCGTCGACATACAAAAATTACTGAATATTAACTGAATAAAGTAACACTACGGATATATAAAAGAATTTTAGCAAACAAAGATAAGCTGATTACTTATCTAATAATTGGATGGAAGGTGATGTATGAATTATTTAATAGGTGATGGAAATCATAATTTTTTAGGTGTTATAGATGCTAGAAGTTCATCAGCTGCATTTAAAAACTTGCATTCTTGTATCTTTAAACCAGTTATGCGACTTACTTATCTTGATGAAGAGTTAAAGCATTACTATGAAGTAACAAAAGATTCAGATAACAAAACAGCATTAAAAGAATGGAAACTATTTAAGAGTAAAGTTATCGGCTATTCATCTGGTGAAATCAATGCAGCAAAGCGTAGGCATCAACCATGAGCCAAGCGAACCCAACCGAATCAGAAATAGATAAATACTCAGGTCATTTTGTTTTATATGGTGAGCAATCAAACGCATGGCGTGAAGCATTTCCTAAGAGTAAAGCTAAAGGAAAAAGCATTCATGAGAAAGCTTCAAGACTTCATTCTTTAGACAAGGTTCAATCAAGGATCAAGGAATTATCAGCAAAAGTTAGAGAGGTTGCAGAGGAAGACTTTAAAATTGATGCTACTTGGGTGCTTAGACAGGCTAAAAAAGTTTATCATAGGTGTATGCAGGAAGAAGAGATTAAGATAAAAGGAAGAGGCACAGGTGAATTTAAATTTGAAGCCGCTGGTGCAAATAAATCTCTTGAAATAATTGGCAAGCATATCGATGTTCAAGCATTCAATGAAAACCTAAGCATTAAATCAGGTGGTGAAGTTTGTCCGTGGGGTGAAATAAAAGCTTCAGTTGATCCGTTAAAAGATGATAAGTAATGGGCGCGGTCTTAGATTGGAAGCCGCAAGAAGCATTTTCTGATTTCTTCTATACAACCGCTGAAGAAATAATTGCCAAGCGAACAGTATTCATTGAATCACTGACTTATTTTGTGCCTTATGGCGGTCGTGGCTCTGCTAAATCATTTACCTTTATTGATGCTTGTGTTGTTGAAGCTGCTCTTCGTCCTGTCAGAATACTTTGCACCCGTGAAATACAATTATCTATTGACGAATCAATCAAGGCTGAAATTGAAGCTGCTATTGTTGATCGTGGGCTAAGTCATTTCTTCAAGATAACCGAAAAACAAATTGTAGGGCTTAACGGTTCTAAATTCATGTTCAAGGGTATCAAGAACAATATCAAAAATATTAAGTCGATTAGTGATGTTGATATTGTCCTATGTGAAGAATCAGAAAATGTTAGTAAAAATTCTTGGGATAAATTACTTCCATCTATTCGCCCTAGAAAACCATTTGGCGGAAGAAAGCAACGACCAATCATCATAGTTATATTTAATCCTGATGATGAACTAGATGATACTTATCAGCGTTTCATTATTAATCCGCCGCCTAGAAGCTGTGTAAAGTTGATAAACTGGCGTGACAATAAATACTTTCCTGAAAATTTAGAGGAAATGCGCCTTCATTCATTAAAGACTAGGCCGTTATCAGATCATGAACACGATTGGGAAGGTAAGCCAAAATCAGCTAGTGCAGATGTAATCATACAGCGTGAATGGGTAAGGGCCGCAAGATTCGCCAGCAAGAAAAAAGGATTCATCAAATCAGGACTTAAAAAAGTCGCTTACGATCCAGCTGGTCAAGGTAGAGATTCAAACGCCGTTGTTTTTGCCGATGGCAATATTATCAAGATGATTGACGAATGGGTTAAATCTGATGATTTAAGGGAAGCTAGTTATCGTGCTTACAATCATTCTATTGAATTAGATGCTGATTCATTTATTTATGATACTTGTGGCGGCTTGGGTGATGGTGTAAGTGTTTTTATTGATGATAAGCGTGATCTTGTTATTGATGAAATGGGTGAAGAGAAAACAACCACGCAAGAAGAAATCAGGCAGGTTGAATACGCTATTGGCAGAGAAGAAGAGCGAAATATATTCGCCTTTGATGCTGGTGGTAGTGTTGTTAATCCTGATGATGAAATTGCCGGTACTGGTAAAACGTGGGGTGAAAGGTGCGCTAATGCCAAAGCACAAGCCCACATGATCACCGCACAAAAATTATATAACACATTTAGATTTGTTGTTTTGGGTGAAGAAGATATTGATCCCGATGATATGATTAGTATTGATATTGAAGATGATGTTGTTTTCAATAATCTAGTTAAAGAACTATCTTGTCCTTTATGGGTTAAATCAAGAACCAACAGTAAAAAGCAAGTTGAAAGCAAAGAAGCAATGGAGAAAAGAACAGGACAGAAATCGCCTAATATCGCTGATTCTGTTCACATGTGTTATGCTCCACAAGACAGTAAAAAAACGGCTGGTTTATTCTTTTAACGCTACAGGGGCGTGATAATGTTTGGTTTATCAATAGCAGAAAAACAACTTAAATTACAAAGTAAATACCAATCAGAATTGAAAGATTTGCTTATTCAAATAAATAGCAGCACTGAAAGAACCGGATTCTTCGCAAGGTTTCAAGGTGGTAGTTATGATCAAGCAGATACATTACACAATGTATTTGAAGATTTTGGTTATCCTTGTCAATTAAATTTCTTTAACTTTTGGAATATGTTCCGCCGTTTTGGTGTTGCTTCAGCTGTTGTTGAAATGCCGGCTGATATTTGTTGGCTATCACCGCCAGAAATAAAAGGATCCAAGTCTTTCGATAAAGAATTCGAAGTTCTAGTTAAAAGAACTAATCTTTGGAATAGACTTAAAGGTTTAGATAAAAGGCAGCGTGTCGGTAGATATGCCGGACTGTTAATTCAGGTTAGAGATAATCTAAAATTGAGTGACCCTGTTGGATCGCTTAGTGGTGTTAATACCGTGGTAAACCTAAAGCCTATCTATGAAGGTCAACTTGAAGTTTCAACTACTGACAAAGACCAGCAAAGCGACACCTTCGATCAGCCCACCATGTACACTTATAATTCAGGTGCTACAGGTGACAGAAACGACGAATCAACCTTTAGCGGTCAAGTTCATCCTAGTAGATTAATTATAGCTGCTGAAGGTGCTGATGATGGTTCAATATATGGCATTAGTTCATTAGAAAATATCTTTAATGATTTAATGGATTTGAGAAAAATTAGCGGTGCGGGTGGCGAAGGTTTCTATCAAAATACACGTAGCGCACCGGTAATCACCACTAAAGAAGGGTATCAAGCACCGACAAAACAAAAAGATAAAGATGCACTAGAGAAGCAAATAGATGATTTCCTTGGTAAGTGGCAAAAGAAATTCGTAACCAGCGGTTTAGAGTTTAACTATCCTAATATCTCACTAGATAACCCTAAAGAATTCGCTGAAAACGCTTGGGCTAATATTAGTGCAGGTAGTAAGCTTTCTTCGGATGAATTACGTGGAACACAAACAGGTGTTCTTGCTGGTGATAAAAATAGCAAAGCAACATTAACTAGAATGCAATCAAGGCGTGAAAATTTCTTAACTGAATTATTAACTAATGTTATTGATTGGATGATATTGCATCAAGTATTACCACCTTCTCCTTATGAAATAGAATGGGATGATTTACTGTCTACTTCTGATGATGATAAATTATCATTGGGTGATAAAATGGCCGGCATTAACGAGAAACTATTTAAGTCTGGTATGTCCCCTGCATTTACAGAAGATGAAATTCGTGAGGCTTCAGGTCATAAGAAAGCTAAATTTGAAATGCCTAGTGAAGATATCAATGATGATTTAATTGAAGATGATGATGTTGAAACTTAATCAACAGGCCACCAGAAGTGAGCAGGATCCAACACACCAAGCCGCTAATAGAAAGAAGGCCAATCAAGATAATACTACTCGTTTAAATAACGCTAACAAACAGGTATTGGCACTTTGGCGTGACGTAGATTCAAAGAAAACAGTTAGAAAACAAGTAGTTAACGAGACTTTAGATTTTTACGTCTATGATTTAACCCCTAATGACTTAGAGAGATTAAGCCTTGAAATTGAATCTATCATCAATAGTGAAATGGAAACTGAGCAACTAGAGTCCCCGTTTAACTGGTATTACTCGCAATACGTCGAGCAAGCAACAAGAGGCGGAGTTATTCAGGAAAACTCATGGATAGAGGTTTTACTTGCTGGTTTGGTTTTTGCTACTATTGCCAATGCTGTTTTATTATCCTCTGTTAGTTATCAAACGTTTTTAATCTCAGTTATTGAGGATAATTATCGCCTACTTAAAAATTTATCCGCCACAACTAGCCGACAAGTATTTGACGTTATCAATCGTGGTATGGCTGCCGGACTTGGCAAAGCTGCCATACAAAGACAAATAACAAACCGATTTCAAGTAGCAAAATCTTCATCGAGAAGAATAGTTAATACTGAGATAAACAAGGCATATAACAATGCAAGAATGAACACCGTTGAGATTTATAGACAGTTTGGCGCTCCATTGGGTGTTCAGCATTTATCAGCCTTATTAACTACAACTAGAAAAAATCACGCTGCTAGGCATGGCAAAGGATATACACCAGAACAACAGCGCCAATGGTGGGACACTTCAACAAATCGTATAAATTGCCATTGCAGCACAAGAGCAATTGTATTGAACAAAGATGGAACGATTGAAGATAAGGACGCGCAAGACAAGGTTATCAAGCGCGGTAAGGATTGGTTTAAGTCTAATTAGCTTTATATTCGTGGTTTTCTGGCAATGTAATCCTTGCAAAAACCCTATGCACATCATCAGACATTGGTAGAGACTCATGGATAAAATGATTATTTCCATAATACACTTGGTTGACTTTAAGTTTGAAAGGCTCATCTAGTTTTATGTGAGAGCAATCACCGCCCATCTTAGGGGTATTATCATATTCACCTACCCAGCCATTACATGCTTCATAGTTAGAGGCTAGGATAATACCTCCTAGCGGGTTTACATATTGTCGATCGTGCATTGCTGTATTTATTGGTGCGCCATTCTCTCCGACCTTCCATCCGCCCCCGCCTCCACTGCCAAAAGACATATTTACAGGTTCATAGTTGCCATCCGTATGAGCGCCACCCCTTCGAAGTGTTCCCCCTTTCTTTAAGGTTTTACCGTGAAATGTAAAATATGCAGTCCCTTTTCTTTGATTTATACCCTTAAGCATATTGTCAACTATCTCTTTAAATTCACCAGTAAGACCATCTAATGTTTTTAAACAAAATGGAATCATTGAATACTCACCAGTAATTAATGGAAGTGTTATTTTATTTGTTTCTATCGCTAAACTTTTCATTCTACTTCTCCTTTATAGATTCAATCTCAGTTTTAATTAATTCGTTCTGCTTGTTGTTTTGCTTGCAATGCTCACGATACCAGCGCAATGAATATCCGATATGTTCACAAAATTCTAAAATCGTATAGCCTTTGTTTCTAATCTTTCGTGTTAACTTGTTCATTAAATCCACCTGTGTAAATTTCTTCTGGCATAAAATCGCTCAATTAAATTACCGTTTAAATTAATAAGCATTCGCTTTGATGAATCAAGCAGATCGCCAATGTCCTCAAATTCAAACGGCATAACCTGTCTTATGATGTAATAACTCTGATGCTCGCAATAAGCCCAAGTTTCATCAAAAAACACACCGCTAATCGAATTTATAAAGTGAACGCATCCGTTATTTTTTCCGCCCCAAACCATCCATACCTTATCTGCTCTTTCACCGCTAACAGCAGCAACGGCGTTGACATGGCAAGACGAGTTGCTAAGGGCGAAGCTTGGCTTTTTTATTTTGTCACTAGAAACCTTCTTGTAGTTCGTCACCACAAAATCGAAACACTTTGATTTGAACTTATCTTTAATTTTCATATAACCTCGATGTATTTGCATTGTTTGCATTAATATAGTTCATCATTTGCATGTTATCAAGTGTTATTTTGAAATACATTAAAAGGGTGTTAGAATCAATCATATAAACAAACAAGGTATATCTAATGCTTAAAAAGCTACACTTTTGCACACACCGCGTTAATAGTAAGCATATTAGGCGTGAAATTAGAAAAGACGTAGAGCATATAATTTTAACCTCTTTCACTTTGCCGCCAAACATAGTAATGAATGGAGGTCTTTACTCTTCTGAAGAAATCGACAAATCATTTTTATCATTAAACCGAACTCCGGTTACAGTTGAACACCCTGAAATAGATGGAATGTTTGTTTCTGCTAACGATCCTGAAATAGACTTTGATTTTCGTTTTGGTGCTTTCAATGAAAATGCTCGTAAACTTGATGATGGTCGTATTGCCTTAGATAAAGTAATCAACGTTCAAAAAGCGCGTAAAACCGAAAAGGGCAGACGATTACTTGATCGCATTGAAGAGCTTGAAACAAATGAAAATGCTCGTCCAATGCACACAAGCGTTGGTGTTTTTGTTGACGTTGAAGAAGTCGAATTACAAAAAAACGATAGAGGGCAGGAATTCACATGGATTGCCCGTGATATGATTTTTGATCATGATGCTATATTGCTTGATACTGTTGGCGCAAGTACGCCAGATCAAGGAACAGGTATCGGAATTAATAAAGAACAATTAAAAGTTAGTCATTTTATTGTCGCTTCTGATAATGAACGAGAAGTTAAAGCTGTCAATTACTTGACTAATGAATTATCTTTTTCAGACATAGAGCATTCTTTATGGCATGAATTGAATAAAGGATTAGAAGAAAATTTTAGCTGGATTGTTGCCGTATTTAACGATACTTTTGTCTTTAAAACTAGCGACGGCGAAATGTTCGAATCTAATTACACAGTTGATAAATTAGATAATGTAAGCATTCAGGATACACGTTTACCGGTAGAGCGTGTTGTTGAATTTAGACCTATAAATACTACCGACACAGAAGAGGATAGCGCTATGCGTGATTCAATCATTGCCTTACTTGGTGAGCTAGGAATGAAGGTTAACGCCGACATTTCCGATGCTGACTTATTGGCGCAGTACAAAGAAAAACTAGCCGCCAATATAGGCGCTGGTGACTCAAATAGCACAGAAGGACTTGCTGAAATTGTTGCTAACGCAGTAAAAGAAGCAAACAAACCTTTAACCGATAAAATTAGCAACTTAGAAACTCAATTAACAGCTAATTCCGATAAAGAATTAGAAGAGCTTTCACAATTTGTTGTTAGTACTAAAAAACGCACTGAATTTGAACTTGACGACTTAAAAGCGTTGGGTATTAATGCAGTCCGTAAAATTGCTGCTAATTGCGGTTTTTCTTCGAGTGTTGGTAATACAATGCACCTTAATAACAATACTAACTCTGACAATATCGTTACAGATATTGACAAGTTACCTGAATAGGAGTAGTTGAAATGGCTATTAAAGGTAAACGCGTTATTTATGTTGGGCCAGCTGATCACGGTCATGCTGGAAAGCCTCTGAATGTAGAGGGAAAAGCATTAGGTGCTGTTCGTGCTGGTGCTTTATTGTCCGAGGCTGCTACTGGCTTAGATGAAAACGCTGTTGCGGCTACTATATTTGGTGCTTCTCGCTTGTGGGCTGATAAAGACCAGCAACGTTCAAAAACTGTTGATGATGATTGGCTTATTAATGAAAACATGGTTGCTATTCAAGCGCGTTCGGGTGAATTCCTTAATGTTCTTGTTGCTACTGGTCAAGCAATCACCAAAAGACGCACACCATTAAGTTCTAATGGTGATGGCACGTTAAAAATCGCTGTTACTCCTGCTGTAGTAGGCGCAACAAGCGAAGAAATTTTAGCGTATTCTGATGAAATCGTGACAACTACAGGCGTTGAGCTTGTAACTGTTATTATAGCTTAGGGGGCTTATCATGATTTTTAATAAATCTTTAGTTGCGAATAGTATTTGTGCTAAGAACCAGTTAAGAGAGCGTGATGCGATCCGAAGCTGTTTTAATATGAACGAAGCTCGATTTAATGCTGAAATGAAAGCGCATGGTTTAAAAGCTAATGCCGGTCGTATTCCTGATGAAGTATTTCGCGAATTCGATAATGTGACAGTTGAGCGTATGAAGTTAGATGAAGGTGATGCTTTCTTAAATGACTTAATGCCAATGTCGCGTTCTTTACCTATCGGTAAGTTGACGTTTGAAAATCGTCGTGCTTCTGATGCTGGTAATGTACAAACTTCAATGACCGGTCAAATTGGCGTTAAGTTTGATAGTGTTGATTTCTCCATTGATGGAACAATCATCCCTGTTCATGATAACGGTTTTTCTCGCAATTGGCGTGAATTCTCAGCTGGTTCTTCAGAAGGCTTTGATGCTTTGATTGATGATCAACGTGAAAACGTTTCTGCTCATCGTAATCATTTAGCCGATACATTCTTAGACGGGCATTTAGACAAAAACGGTCAGACTATCGTTGTTGACACTCGTAAATGGGAAGGTATGCGAAATGATGCGCGTGTTGCACAGATTGATCTTGGTGTAGGCGGAATTAACTTCGACTTCACAGATCAAACTAAAACAGGTGATGAAATCAAAAACGCATTCATTCAAATTCGCGACACAATGCGGATCACGAATAAATGTACTGTTGATTTGATGTACTACGTTTCAGAAGAAATTGCTTCTAACTTTGAACGCAAATTTTCTACTCAGTACGATGCTAAAACCATTGAAGCCGAACTTATGCAGCTTCGCGGTGTTGCTGGCATTAAAGCATCAAGTAAGCTTGGTTCTGCCGCTGCTACTGCCGGCAATGAATTAATGGCTTTACCTATGAATGGTTTAGTTCGTCCGTTAGTTGGTATGGGTACATCTGTAATCGCGCAACCTAGACAAGTCTATAATGCAAATTATGACTTCATTGTTGCATCGGCTATCGGTTGGGAAGTTCGAACTGATTTCTTTAACAATACTTGTGCAATGAGCGCTAAGGATTAATCATGGCTAAGAAAACATTCGTAGTTACTCATCCTAAGCTCTACATGAAAGTTAAAGGCCGTCTTGCTCATGTTGAAAAGGGAACTGAAGTTTCTCTTGATGAAAAACATGCTGAAAGCCTACTCAAACAAGGTAAAGTTTTAGTCCAAGGTAAAAACAAAACCGTTGATGTTGGTGGTTCTGAAAAGAAACTCACGGCAACACAGAAGAAAAAGCTTGAATCTGAAGTTGAAGAATTAACGGCTAAATTAGCCGCTTCTGAAACTGAAGAAGATACTAAATCATTAGGTGAAGCATTAGCGGAAGCTAAAGCAAAACTTGAAGGTTAATCTCTTTAGAGTTTATATAAAGCGTACTTAATTAGTGTAATTAGTGCGCTTCGTTATCAATTCTCAAGGATCGTAATGTCTGAAACTTTATCAAATATCCCTGTTAAAGCGGAAAAATGGCTTGATGTTTATGTGATTTCGCTTATCACTTCAGGCTTTCAAATAACCGTCCAGAATAACGGTTGTACTGATCTGTATTATTCTATTTCAACAACAGAACCCGCAATAGATAGCGATAAATATCGAATAATCAAGCGTGGTGAAATTGTAAGTTTTTCTGACCGAGATCCGAGCGTATGGGTGTTTAGCCCGCAATCCAACGGACTCGTTAACGTTAAAGAAACGATAATAGATACCACCATAGAAACTAAAACAGCTTTCGGCAATGCTAGTGCCGAAACCCTGCACACAGTAATTCAATTTTCTGCTGAATACGGTTTACTTGGACAAGTATTAACAGTGGTTGATTCTACAGGATCCGGAACTAACACGGTAGTTGATGATAAATTCACCTGTCAAACTGGAGCCGCAGCTGATGGACTCGCTAGTATTTTATCTTTAAGACAATTAAAAAACAGAGCCGCTCAAGGAACTTTAGCTAGATTAGATGCAATATTTTCTACAGGTATTGCAGGAAGCCAGCAAGCCGCTGGACTTATAACCTCTACCAATTCATTTGTGTTCGCATTTGCTGGAACAGCTTTCGGAATAGCTCATGCTCATGGTGGAGTAGATGAAAATCAAGAACTTTTTATAACTACGCCAGCGGCAGGATCTGAAACGGCAATTATCACTGTTAATGATGTTGCTTTTAATGTCCCTTTAACGGCTGGCACTGTTCAACATAACGCATTTGAAATAGCAAATAGCTTAACTGCTCAAGTTTCAAATTATAATTTCACATCTAATGATAATCTAGTTTCTGCACAATCTTTATTATCCGGACCTCAAGGTGATTTTTTATTCACAAGCAATACGGCAGAGGGTAACTGGGTGCAACAGCATGAAGGTGTAACTCAAACATTAGATTTTATACCTCAGTCAACTTGGAATAGAGACACAAGGTTATTAGGTTCAGATCAAGAAAAATTAAATCCACTAAAGGGCAATATCTATCAGATAAAAATCCAACCGTGGTTTGGAGCAGTAAAATTTTATATAGAAGACTCTAAAACAGGGGGGCTGGTTTTAGTTCACGTTATTGAATTCGCTAACCTAAACACAATCGCAAGTGCAACCAATCCGACTTATAGATTAGGATGGCTGGCGCAGAATCTCGGCAATACATCGAATGTTACTATATCTGGATCTTCTGCTGGTGGATTTTTAGAGGGTGAACTTAGATTAAGTAAACCACCTAGATCAGCTAGTAACAACCAGCTTTCAGTAGGGTTGACATTAACTAATATTATTACCCTTAGAAATAGAATACATTTTTCAGGAAAAGTAAACAGAGTTGAGATTTTACCTTTGCTTTTAACTTTCTCATCGCAAGCAAATAAATCAACCTTCTTTAAATTTCTAATTAATCCAACATTTGGTGGTGATCTTGATTTTTCCTATTTAGATTTCGAAACTTCCGTAACTGAAATAGCCACAGATTCGGTGCCTGTTATCGGTGGTTTAGAGATAGGCTCTGCAACTATAGCCCCTGATGGAAGTGGCACAATAAGATTTAACCGTACTAATAATCTAGATAGTATTTTATTACCTAATTCAGTACTAACTATTTCAGCGCAGATAGCAAGCGGTGCTTCATCTGATATGCAAGCCACATTATCATGGTCTGAGGATATATAAATGTCTTTAATTAACGCGACAGAATCAGCAACTAGTTCGACTACAAATAAACCAGCTGAAGGGGCTATTTTTAATAGTTTACTCTTGGGCGATATAAACACCGAAGTTGCAATACAATCTGGAAATGGATCTTTTAAGGCATCATTTGTTTTCATAGCAAGAATAGAAAAAAATATTGTTCAGCTAGAACAATCTGACCGATCACACTTAAACCTTAATGATATTGAAGATGCCTTGAAGACAAGGGGTTATAGAGTATCTTGTAATGTTAAGAATAGACCGTATGGCGGGATAAAAGTGCAATTATGTATAGCTTGGGATTAAGATAATGAGCAGAGTAATACCTGAAGAAGTAAAAGCGATTATTGACACGGACTTAACCGATACACAAATTCAAATTTGGATTGATGCGGCTAATACAATTGTGACCGCTAACGCTGAATGTATCGGCGGCGATGAAGATCTATTAACTCAAATTGAATTATTTTTATCTGCTCATAATGTTGGAATGCTTGATTCTGATGTTAGAAACGAAATTAAAAAAGAAGGTCTGAAAGGGTTTGAAACTGAATACATGAAATCGGTGGCGGTTTCTGAAGAATTGATAAACTCAACCGTTTACGGTCAGCAAGCAAATCGATTATCGGGCGGGTGTTTGGCCAACTCGGATGATAGATCAGTTTCATTTTTTACGGTGTAAATTATGGCATTTAATTATACTGGCGCAAGAAAAAGAGCAAAAAAAATAATAACTAAATACGGTGAGGATTCATCATTAGTTAAAAAAGGCATCACTAGCGGAAAAGATAGAGACGGTGATCCAATAGCTAACACGCCTGATATAACTATTATTGGAATAATTACCCCGCTAATAGAATATGAAACTAAAGAAATAGACGGTAAATCAATCATTGTTGGTGATGCTTGGGCTTATTTCCACACTGAAAGCAATATTGATATTGAGATTGATATGCAGACAACCATTAACAGTAAACCTTTCAGCGTTAAGGGTATTGAAACACTATCATCAGTTGATGATATAAACATTTACACTCGCTTACAATTAAGGAAATAAAAAATGGGCGTTAAAATACAGTTACCACAGGGCGGAAATAGTGTGGGCGCAGCAACTAGAGTTTTTAATGATTCTGGCAGCGAGATCACGGATATAGATGCAATAAGTATCAATATAATAAAGGATAAGATTGTTCAGGCTGAATTCACTATTGACGTACATGAAATTGAGCAAATGGAAAATATACACGCCTTGCTTTCAACAGTAACGATTGAGCAAATAGCGTTATTGCATGGGTTTTCGTTAACTCCTTTGCCGGTCTAGTTAAATGGCTAGTCAATGGGCGAAAATATCAACAAGAAACAAAGCTAAAATGCTTGGTGTTGTTAAGCGTACCGTTAAAAGCATTGGTAAAGATGTTATTAAAGGTTCACCCATTGACACTAGGCAATTCATAGAAAGCTGGAACGCTGCCTTAAACGTTCCTGATTTATCTATTGATCGGAACGCTGGCGCTGGATTAATACCAGTTGCTAATAAAATGAAGATAGGTGATGTTTTCTTTTTTACTAATAATCAGCCTTACGCTTTACGCTTGGAATTTGGTTGGAGTGATCAAGCGCCAAATGGGATGGTAAGATTAGCTGTTGCCAAGTTTCCGTTCACTGTTAACAAAATAACAACTACATTCATAAATAGGCCAGTTATAAATGATCAATAAAGAAAATATTGCTAAAGCCCTGTTAAACGAAGCGAAGCAAGTAGCAAGCGATAATTCTTATGTGCTTATTCGAGAGGGCGAAAATCACGAATCAGATCCTAATGAAACTTATATTGAAGAAATGGTTGTTTATGGCGGTGATAATAGTATTGGTCTAAGTGATGCTTCAAGTGATATTCAATTTGGATTTTATCAAATTAACGTCAATACGCCACAAGCTGAAGCAAGTGGTAAATGGGACGGTCTAACAATTATTGGCGTTTTTCAAACCGCATTTAGAAAAGGCTTAGAACTTGAAGATGGCGGTCAAACGATAAGAATAAAAAATGTAACATTAGCGACAATGATGCAAAGTAAAACACATTATATCCATATACTAAGTATTGATTATAGTGTGATTAACTAAGATTTAGCTCATTTGATTAATTATGATACTATAATTAAAGGATGATAATTTTAACGTTAAAATATTGAGGTACATATTATGAGTTCTAGGACTTCCGCAGGAACGCTGATCGCAATCGGCGCGGCTCCTGCAACACAGGATTTAGCCGGTTTTGATGCGGTTCCCGATTTCGCTACTATCGGTGAAATCACAGACGGCGGGGAATATGGCAAGGTTTTTAATCTTGTTACACATAACCCGTTAGCAACACGTCAAACAGTAAAGAAAAAAGGCTCATTTAATAATGGCTCGACAACTCTACAACTTGCCATTGATGAAGATGATGCTGGTCAAATATCAGCAACCGCAGCTTTAGAATCTGATGATAGTTTTAGTATCAGAGTGACCAAGCAAAACGGCGCTATTGATTACTTTACTTCACAGGTAATGTCATTTACAACTTCAATTGGTGGTGTTGATTCTATCGAGTCGGGCACCATTCAATTAGAAATTGATAATAATATTGTTCCTAAAGCAGCGCCATAATAAAGGGGTAAAAATATCATGGCAGTTATAGCAAAAACTTCAGTTACCGGTTCAGGTGAAAAAGTAATTACAGTAACAACTTTGAGCGCTGGTGATACATTTGAATTCACGCCCAATGTAAATGCAACACTTGTGTTAAATAATGTTTCAGGTGGCGCATTAACGCCTTTGATCACTGGTGATGCCGCTTCAAGTGATTTTCCTTGTGCTGGTGTTGGTGGTATTGATTTATCAACTGGTTTTCAATTGGCTTCGGTCGGTACTGGCGTTCAAGTTGCAATTCCATTAGATAGCATTTCAGCATATTTAAAAGGAACTATCACTTTAACCGGTGGTGATGCAATGGAAGCGCAGTTATTAGAATACGCATAATATTTTAATACACGCATTAAAAAGCCGCTAATAATTAAGCGGCTTTTTTGTTTCTGGTTAAATTGATTTAATGCAAAGCTTTATATACTTCAACTTGAATTGGCTGATTGCTCTTTTATACTTTTCATTTTCTTCTTCATACTTTCTTTTTTCGTCTGCCTTGATGATTTTATTTCTTGCGTTAATGGCGTTGGCTAAATATTTAAATCCATCATAAATCGGTATTTCATAAGCAGCAAAAACCATTTGCTGATCTTCTTTATATAACGGTAAAATTTTAAAGATATCTTCTTGTGCTTGCCTTTTAATCATTATTTCAGACGCTTTATCTCCGACCTTTTTACAATCTTCTTGGTTGGCCAGAGTATTTAAACTAAGCGTTAACAGTATTAAAATTAAGTATTTCATCGTTACCATCCTTTTTTGTTTAATGTTGCCATTGAGCAGTTATGTGCATTTATGATGTCATTATCGAAATCTAGCCATGCGCGAGCATTTTTAGAAAAAACATCAGGCTTGTCAGTGTTTCTATTTGGTATTGACCCTCTATATTTTATAATATTACCGGCAGATAGAGGGTTGTGAGTGACAAGTGCATACTCAAAATTATCACTGTAAATCTTTAGATCATCAACGACAACTCTGATTCTAGGCTTTTTAGCGTAAACACTAACAAACCTTTTAGCGCTAAAGAATTTTAATTGTTCGTTTAATCTTTGTTTTTTTAACCACGGAAAGCTAATCATTATTAATATCCTTTTTATCGCTTCTACGTTTACGCATCTTACATGCAGGATTAAAAAACATTCTTCGCTTAGTACCGTAGAACTTCTTGCCACAACCGCAAGCGCATACTCTTTCAATTATTGACATTTTATTTCCTATTTAATTGATTAAAGTGTAACTCAATTGGGTAACAAGTCAATATTTATTTAGAATTGATTTAATCAGTGCTACAATCAACTTGGCTAGGTTAACGTAACCGAAAAGACAGGCTCCATCCCCTGTCAGCCACCCACTTTTTCGGATGATAATGCGAGGCATGAATTATGGATTTAAATAGCGTATTTGCAAGCGGCTCAGCCGTAATTGAACTAAAACACCCGAACACTGGCGATATCCTTATGGATGAATCAACGCCACCACAACCAATGACACTAACAGTCATGGGTACACATACTAACCAGTATAAGGCAATGTCTCGAAAAATAGGCTTTGCAAACGCAAAAAGAAATAAAAAGCTAAATATTGACAAGTTAAGTATTGAAGAGCTTGTTTCTATAGCTGAAAAAAATGATGAGTCAGAAATTGAAATAAAAGCCGGTACTGTTACTGATTGCAATCTTTTCATGGACGGTAAAAAGGTTAAATTTAGTAATAAAGTTATTTTAGATATTTTATCTGATGAAAAAACGTCATGGATTTATCCGCAATTAGCTGAGGCACTTGAAGAAACAGAGCTTTTTTTCAAGGGCTAAGCGATCAGCTTAGTCTTTATGCAAAACAATTGGCGTGGCTTCATTCCGCGCCAAAACAAAACAACAAAGATGAAAGCCCAAAAAGCAGATTAAGTACACTTGATAAAGAGAATCCAGCAAGAAGATTGCCCGAAGTTGATAGTTATTTATCAATGTGTTTTGAATTATCTGGTTTTTGCTTAATGGGTGCAATGGGTGCAATACCTTTAACATGGTCTGAAGTCAATTCATTTGCACATGGTTCAGGTTATCAGCTTACCGGCTGGCAATCTGAGCATCTTATTAAAATGAGCCGTGATTATTGTTACATGCTATCAAAGGGCGCTGATGTAAATTGCCCTGCTCCATATCAGGAAGGTTACAATGCTGAAGATATGAAGCAAAAGATGCGTGATAAAGTGGCCAAACAATGGGAGTCATTCAGCGGAAACTTAAAGGTAAAATAAAAGGGCTTAATTAAAGCCCTTTTTTATTGCGTGTTATTAATCTTCAGGATCAATGCCTCTTGAAATGCGGTCTAAATCTTGCGCCATTAGTTCAAAGCTATCTTCTTGGTAAGCTAATGACAAATCTAATTGCTCTCTTGCTTTATTTTCAGACTTCATACCATCAACACGAACCATTACAGCCATTGCCTTTATATAAAGCTTTAAGTTAACATTCTTCATTTTGATTCACCTTTGATTTTGTCTAGTAAGTTTATAGCTTTTAATATACTGCAATCTTCAGCATGCTCATGATAAGGGCTTTCACCATCAGGCCAGCCCGCTCTATCCTCTTCATCTATTCCAATACTTATTTGACAGTGTTCACAGGTACCATAATGATTAGTGTGCTTAATAACTTCAGTTAACGCTTCAACCAAAGCATCATGATTGTTTATTGCTAGTATTGTTGGTGCAATTACACCTATTTCAGTGTATGGCTCTTTTACGAATGGAAGTATACTAATCATATTATCGTGAATTGGTAGCTTAAACACTTCTGACATTTTCATTATTTATCATCCTTTAATTTAAATATTTCAGCCCGAAGCTCTCTTATTTCAATTATAAGGTTAGCTATATGGTCAAGTACATGGTGATCACATCTTATTGCGTCTAATTTATCGGCGCTGTGATAGTTAACGGGTGGATTAGCCTTATAATAAGCCTCATCCCTCTTTGCCTCTCGCCGCTTATCTATTAAATAAATGACGTAAACAAAAACGATCACAAACAAAATCACACCAATCAGTATTGTTACGCCAAGCAATTCACCGTTCATGATTTATCATCCTTTTCATTCGCTTTATAAGAATCATATCCATCTATAAATTCATCGTAACGATCACTATCAGGGTGTAAATTAACTAATCCGCTTTGTTCTAGTGGAACTCCTAAACTAGCAGCCTTCTTGCCTTGTTCAAATGCTATTGATTTTTTCATCGTTTTAAGTTCCTTTTGCCGTTTGGTTTATTAATATTTCTTTAGATATTCTAATTAGTGCTGAACGCAAAGGTTCTGATTGTTCTAGTGCCGTTTCATGAACTATTTTTGATTTGAACTTATCGTATGCTTGGCTCGCTTCTTCTGTCGTCATGTACGTACCTATTTGAACATATTTACCTTTGTACCTTCTTTTTACAGCATACCTCTTTCTTCTGTCACATAAAGAAACACCCAAAGGTAACGCGCCTCTATCATTTTGCCTTTCTAATAAAATATTATTTATTGCTAACGTTACAAATAAGCACGTTTCAGGCGAATAAATTTTATTACCAGTTATCAAAATATCTTTATCAAGATGCTTGCCTTGCCAATCTTGCTTGATCATCCAATTTTTAAAGGTAGAAAATAAAAGCCATTCATCACAAACAGAACAATCTTTGTATGTTGGGTATTGCTTTTGAAATTTTTCAGAATAACAGCGCTGAAGCATATTCTTCCATCTACGATAAAACGGGCAAGTTTTTATTTTATCGCCAGTATGGTCTTGTGTTACATAATCAGCATCATTAATACCGACACCTAAAATTGTTTTTCTTCCTGATATAGAAGTTTTGTTTGCTGGCTTTTCTATAAACATGATTCTTCCTTTTTTTTATCCCTTCTAAGTTGGCGCATTTTACAGGCAGGGTTAAAATAAACTCTTCGCTTAGTCCCGTAGAATTTCTGACCACAGCCGCAAGCGCATTCTTTTTCAGTTATTGCCATCATTATTCCCCACTAAAACCGTTTAAAGGAATGTAAGTGCCACTACGAACAACGCCATGATAACCACACTCACTACAGCCACAACCACGACTAGCGCAAGAATACTCACTATCATCAGAACAGCCAGAACACGAACTAGTATTCCAGTACAAGCGACTAACCACGCCTTTTACAATCCCGTAATTCATGCGTCTATCTAATTTTTCACCTTGTATTTTTTCAGCTTCTTCAAATGTTGAAGGGTGATCAATAACATTAGTAATTTGGTCGTATTCGTTTAACTCTATTTCTCTTCTTATGACATTGGCCAAGATATAACTCCATCCGATTAATTATATATAGTGTAACCCAACTCAGTAACAAATCAACATTTATTTATAAAGCAACCAATAGGTGCTAGAATGGATTTATATTTATTTCACCTTCTTCTATTTGGATTTTTACTATGTCTGATATCGCTCGCTTGGGCTTTTCCGTTGATACCCAAGGATTAAAGAAAGGTGAAAAAGCCCTTGATTCATTCGCCAAGACTGGTGAATCCACAGAAAAAAGAACCGATAATTCATCAAAAAAAATCATTAAAGATTTTGAAGGTATTGAAAAAGCAGTAGGTAAAACAGCTGCCGAAGTGGTAAGAGCCGAAAGAGAAACGGCTAAAGCACATAAATTAGCTACAAAAGAATTAGCTAAAAGAAGCAGGGGTTTTGGTCAAGCTGGTATACAGGTCCAGCAATTTGTTGGACAAGTACAGGGGGGGCAAGGCATTATGCTTGCATTCTCCCAACAATCAGCCGATTTAGGTATTGTACTTGGTGCGCCTTTACTTGGTGCCGTTGCTGGTATCAGTGCATCATTAATTGGCTTGTTAATCCCAACCTTGTTAAGCGCAAATAAAGAAGTAGAAAATCTAACTAAAAACACAGACAAATTAATACAAACCTTTAGCAAGTTAAATGATGCACAAAAACTTATTGCTCAACAAGGGCTTCAAGAAGAGCTTAAAGGTCAGGTTAAGAGGTTTGGCGAGTTATTCAACGAAGTTCAAAAACTAGAAAAAGAAGTTGTTGTATCAAGAAGACAAGAGCGTCGAGGCGGCATTGTTAGCTTGATGTTTGATCCTGAACAAACTAACAATGAATTAGTCGCTTCTAAACTTGCACTTTCAACGCTATCAATTGAATTAGAAAAAACAGCTGAGCAAATACGATCCCTAGCAGAAGATAACGTAAATAAAACCGCAATAGATGAAACTATTGAAGCGCTACAAAAACAAGCGAACATGTACGGAGCTAATGAGCGCGCTGCTGCACTTTTTGAAGCATCTGTTTTGGGCGCAAACTCTGCTCAGTTATTGGCCATATCAAGCACATTTGATTTAATTGATGCTAAAAAACAAGAAATAGAAGCGACAAAAGAAGCAACGGCATTAAATAAACTTGTAGGAAATATAACGTCAAGCATTGAAAAACAAGTTATAGCCTTGCGTGATGGTGCTAACGCTTCACTTGAATTCACTGTTGCTAAGCGCCTTGGGCTTGCTGAAGATAAAAAGATACCTGAAGTAATACAAAAGCAAATAGACGCATTAACCAAGCTTAAAAAAGCCAAAAAAGAAGCGGCAGATAACCTCAAAGACATAAAAAAATTAGAGGTTGCAAGAAAGCAAGAAGCTAAAGACTTTGAAAAGTTAACTAAGGAAATTGATAATTTTGGCGGTACATGGACTAAAACGGGATCAATTATAGTCGATGTGTTTGGTGATATTTCCGATGCTATGAATGATTACATGTCACAGCTTAGAGAAATTGAATCAAATGAAAAATCTCTTGCTGAAGCAAGAAAAAAAGAAGGTGCTAATTTTGCTGAAATAACAAGATTACAGAGCAAGCTTGAATCAGATCGTATTGGTGCTGAACTCAGTGGATTGAAAGCAGCCTCTAAAGCTGGAGAATCTTTATTTGATGAAAAAACGGCGGCGGCTAAATCATTTGCCGCATTAAATAAAATTATTACTATTGCTGAAATAGCACTCTCATTCCAAAAAATGGCGGCTGGTACAGTTGAGGCCGGTGTTCATGTTGCCAATGAAACAACTAAACAAGGTGCTAATGCTTTAACGGCTATCACTTCAGCCTTTGCCGCGCCTTTCCCTATTAACTTCGTTGCTGGTGCTGCAATGATTGGTATTATGGCTAATTTGCTTGGTGGCGCTTTTGGTGGTGGCGGTGGTGGTTCATTTGATGCGACTGAATCAAGACAAGAAGCCCAAGGTACAGGAACCGTTTTTGGTAGTGACGAAAAATCACAATCAATACTTGAATCACAGGAACGCTTTGAAAATTTACAAATAGACCAACTTTCAGAATTAAGGGGTATTAGATCTTCACTTGATTCTTTATCGCTCGGGATATCTCAACTTGCCGGATCAATTGTCGTTGGTAATATTGGCGAGTTTGGCGGTCAAACTGGTGAAATATCACGTTCTTTTGCTGGCTTTAGTAGCACTAAGAAAAAAGTAATTGATCAAGGTATTAACTTTATTGGCCAATCATTAGGAGATATTATTGATGGTGGCATATTACAAGCACAAGCATTCTTTGACGTAGAAAAAACCAAATCAAGTTTCTTTGGTTTATCTAAAAGCACAAGTTTAAAAACTGAATTTCAAAGTATAGATGAAGCTATTCAAAATCAAATGGCTGATATTTTCGGCTTCATAGGAGATACAGTTTTACAGTCGGCTAAATTACTCGGCTTTGAAACAACAACTATATTAAAGCAAAGCTTCAGTGAAAGTGATTTTCTTGATAATGAAAATATAAAGGACTTTTTGATCGGTCGCTTTACTTCTGTATTTACTGAAGTTGAAGTTAGTCTTGAAGAGGCTTTATCACAGTTTCAAGTTAATATCGGAAAAGTAAGCCTTGAAGGTTTAAGCGGTGAAGAAATCGAAGCCGAACTTCAGGCGGTATTTAGCAAGCAAGCTGATCTTATCGCTGAATTCTTAGTTCCAAGTATTGCCGAATATCAAAAAATAGGTGAAGGTTTATTTGATACCTTAACGCGAGTAACTAAAGAACAAGTTGTTTTCAATAGTAACATTGAAAGAATGGGCTTTGATTTATCTGCCTTATCTAATGTTATTCAAATTGATGTTGCACAATCAATAATTCAATTGATCGGTGGACTTGATAATTTCACAGAAGCAAGCAATTCATTCTTTGAAAACTTCTTTACTGAAGCTGAACAATTTGAACAATTAGAAAGTTCATTAGGTGAAGCTTTTGATTCTCTTGGCTTGTCAATGTCTGGAAGTCGTGAAGAATTCAGGGCGTTAATTGAAGGCATAGATTTAACAACTGAATCAGGACAAGCTTTATTTGCTGCACTATTAGAATTAAACCCCGCTTTAAGTGAATTCTTCGATGAATTAGAGCAAATAGAAAGACAAAGAACAAGCTTGCAAATTGAACTATTAAAACTTCAAGGAAACGCTGAAGAGGCGCTTGCGTTGCAAAGAGAAATTCAGCTTGCCGGAATGGATGAATCATTAATAACGCTTCAATTATTAATTTTTGCTGAAGAAGATAGAATTGTATTACTAAAAGAACAACAACAAGAAGTTAGAAATTCTTTCGGCATGTTAGAAAAAGCAATTGATTTAGAAAAGCAACGTGCTACGGCTATATTTGATATTTCTAAAATGGCTCATGATGCTGAAATATTACGCATTGATAATTTACGGACTGCTTTAGATGCTGAAAACGAATTAAGAAAACAGAACTTAGCAAGTGCTGAATCAGCGTTAAATGATTCTTTTAATGCTGAAATGAAGAGAATTCAAGATAGTGCTAATACTGAAATATCATTAATACAAGAAATATCGAACATAAGAGTCGAAGCTTTAACTGATGAAAGATCAGCTATAAGTGCAACCGCATCTTCAATGAAGTTATTAGTTAATACAATAAATTCATCGTTAGGATTAAGCGGAAGCACTAACTTAATTGCAGCTTTAGCGGGGGCTAGAGGTGGTGATTTTTCAAAAGCCCAAGCTTTAGATGTTGCCGGTTTAGCAAAACTTGATCCTAGTGGCTTTTCAAGCGCTGAAGATTTAGCTGTTCAGCAAGCAATAAATCAAAACCGATTAAAAGAAATTAGTGATCTTGCTGGCTCACAATTAAGTGAATCTGAAAGAATGCTTGCAGCAATAGAAATGCAGATTGAGGCAACACAATCAAGTTCAGAAAATCAGATAAATGCAATAAGAGAACTTACTGAAAACCAAGTAACAGCACTTCAAGAACAATTAAACTCATTGCTTGGAATTGATAGCAGTGTTTTAAGCGTTAATGAAGCGATTAATGAATTCGGAATTGCTCAGCAAGAATTAGATTCTTTGAATTATGACCTAGAACAGCAAAAGCTTGATATGCTTGTTGAAAGCGCTAATGAAGTATTTGCTTTGCATGAACAAGGTTATGCTGATGAACTTGAACGCCTTGATGCTATTCTTGATGATAATGAAGAATTACTTAATGCTGCTTTAGGTATTGATGCAAGTGTGCTATCTGTTGCTGAAGCTATCACAGCATTAAATAATTCAATATTCGCTTTAGCGGCTGGCAGTGGCGGCGGAACATCAATTCCGGCTTCTCCATTCGCTCCTGTTGTTAATGGTAATAATAACCAAGAAGCTAAGCAAGAAGAAACAATAAATGTTTTAAAAAGCATCAGAGAAGATAATTTATTAGTTCAGCGTGAACTTGTTAAAAATACAAAATCAACCGCTAGAATTTTACAGAGAATTGAAATTAACGGGATCGACACTAGGAGTATTGATTAATGCGTGTTGTTAAGCCAATTACAATTGATGAATCAATAATTGATTCATCAACAATTGCAGAACCGGACGCCGGTGAAACGGTCTGGACAGCCGGAACTAGGTTACTCGGTGAAAGATTTATAAGTACAGTAAAGCATAGAGTTTATGAAGTTGTTGCTGATCCAAGTACAACTGATGATCCTGTTGTTGGTGTTGATGCTAATCCGCCAACATGGGTTAATGTTGCACCTACAAATAAATTTGCAATGTTTGATAATGTTAATAGCACTCAATCACTAGAAACAACTCAACTTGTCGTTGTAATAACTGCCGGACAAATAACTAATTCAGTTGCCGGATTTAACATCGAAGGTGCAAATGCAATTAATGTAACAATGGATGATCCTGTTGAGGGTGAAGTTTACAATCGTGATGTTGACATGAACGATAATTCAAATGTTGCCGATTGGTATTATTACTTTTTTGCGCCAATTGTTAATATTAGTCAATTTGCTCTTCTTGATCTTCCTGCCTTTCCAGATGCAACCATTACAATAACCGTTGACGGTAATGATATAAAATTTGGAAGTCTTATTTTAGGTAATCAAATTGAATTAGGCATTGCAAACTTCGGAACAAGCGTTCAACTACTTGATTTTTCTAGAAAAGAACAAGATTCATTCGGTAACATAGTTGTAACACAAGGAAGAACAAGCAAACTAGTTGACTTTGATGTTACAATACCAAAAGATAAGGTTAATTTTGTTTTTAACACTTTAGCATCAATCACAACTATTCCTAGCGTTTGGATTGGTGATGATGGTTCAAATGATCCGACTTTGGTTTTCGGTTATTATAGAGATTACCAAAATAACATAGACACACCGACAATCACTAGTGCAACAATTCAGGTAGAAGGATTAGTTTAATGTCCCACACATCGATTCCACTTTATTCAGGTATAGTCCCAAACAGAACGCAATCAGCTAATGATTTTGCAGATAATGGCGATGATTGGCTTACATATCAAGCACCATTAGCAGCTAATTATAATGCCTTAGCAGCTTCCGTAGACAATACAGCTATTCAAGTTGATTTAGACGCTACAGCCGCAGCAATTTCAGCAGACACAGCAACTTCAGCCGCCAACTTCAAAGGCGAATGGGACACGAATCCAGACGGTACGCCGCGAACTGGCTCATTAAATGTACCAGCAAGTGTTGCTCATAACGATTCTACATGGGAATTATTAAGCAACGTGGCAGATGTAACGGCAGTTGAACCGAGTGTCGATGCGGTGTGGCAATTAATAATACCAAGTAGTACTTGGCAAGATCCAAAAACAGCAAATTTTAATATTATCGCCGGACAGAGTTATTTAGTTGATGGCTCTGGTGGTACAGTTGACGGTGGTTTGCCGGCAACAATAGTTACCAAGCAAGAATTTATTATTCACAACGAAAGTATATCTACAAATTTGGTTAGAGTTCTAAACCCTAACTTCACAATAAAAGGTGCTACCGGTGTGTTGTTGGCTGGTGACAATCTAATACTAGAAATTGGTGACACTGTTCACCTTGTAGCTAAATCTTCATCTATACTAGAGGTCGTATAAAATGGCAGACAAAACATTAAGTAAAATAATTGGTGGTGGCGCTCAATTAGCAGAAGTTAGATATTTTTCTTCACTACTTGGCGTTAAATTTCAAGATGCTAATAATTCAGTATGGCTACAGTCCGGTACTTCTGAAACAGATGATAATGAGTTAGACCCAAGTTTAGTACCATTTAAAGATTACGGTATAACTGGCGGGACTAGTATATTTATAGAGAACTTAGGTAAACCAGTTGCTTCTAGTTCAGTTCTCATTATTCCAAGTCAGGCGACTTTCACATATTTTAGAAGTACTAATAACGGGGTAACGTTTAATGAGTTGCTTGCTACAGGTGTTTTTGGATTTTCAACTGGTCTTAGCGGTCAGGGTGGTATTAACTCTGGTGCAGGTACGATATTGTATCCTGAAGGTGGTGCTGGGGCGTATGTAAGAAGTTCAAATAATGGACTTACCTTTGGAGCGTTAACTCTTGCTGCTGCTCCTAGTACATTAATCTTACTAACATATGTTACCTCTACTACTTGGCTTGCAGCATCTAACACGAATGAAATGTTTAGGTCTACGGATGACGGAATAAATTGGGTGTCTGTAGAGAATACATCTAGTGTAAAATATAATTCGGATTATAATTCAACAACAAATGTTGTTATTGTAACTGGTATTGATTTTGTCTTTAGAAGTGTTAATTCAGGCGCTTCATTCACAGCGATAGCAATCCCTTCTACAGCAGGTGATCATAGAACTATAAAATATTTAGGTGATAATAGCGGTCATACATGGATAATAGCTTCTGATGATGGTCAGAACTATATATCTACTGATGATGGTTTGAATTGGTCGTTATATACAGCAGCAGATAATATATTTCCTAGCGGGTTAATTACTGGTATATTTTCTGATGGGGCTGGGAAGGTCGTTTATGTTTCAAGTGAGCCAAACTATTCAGGTACTCTAGATAGAGGTCTAATAGCTACTTCAAATGATTTCGGTGTTACTATTGGCGAAGTTTCTAGTACGGTTGAAATGTTAGACCCAATCGGATTTGCTGAGGGAGATAATGGTAGACTTTTTATAGCATCTAAAACTTATGATGCACTAAATAGCAACCAAGTATTTGCATTTTTAGATAATGGTTTTGGTATTTCAGACAGTACCATAGGTGGTGCAACAGGATACTTGAGGATAAAATAATGAAAATATTAGATAGCTCTACAGTGACTCAATCAAATAAGTGCAGCGTTAACAGAATTTTAAAGCCTGAAGTTACCTTAACGATTGAAGGTGATAAATCTTACAATGTTATGCAGCTAGGCGAAACGCTAAACTTCACAGGAACGTTTTCTGATTTAACAATTAATGCAACGATACCAGTATCAATTGTCAATCGTGAAGGTATACATGTAGCTAATGTTTCTATAACGATTGAAGACGGCATTGGTACGGGGACATTTACACCAGACAAAGCGCTTGATTATTATGTAACAGAAAAGGCTATTAACTTTCATACAGAAGCATTAAATGTAACATTGATATTAGAGGATGAATTTTTAATTCGTGTAACTCAGTCGTAAAAAATGCCGCCTGAAATTAATACAACAGGCGGATAATAATTACACTTGTTATTATTATTTTATGCTTACTCTTCTTATAAAAGCACCTTGATTAACAATTGATGTTGGCGCTTCACTAACGTAAGCGCCGTTACCATTAACAACCTTTCTTACGTAATTATATTTATAACTAAAATTACACTTTAATTGATGCGTTCCATCCAAATCAAACACTTCAAGATCTCCGGCGCAATATCCAGATTCACCGATAGTAGGCGTTAATATATACCCATCAACAAAGCCGCCTGAATTATAATTGTGGCCAACTTCACAAATCATAAAGCTACTATTTACGCCAAAGCAATGTAAAAACCTTTGCCCTTCGTCGGGATAAAATGAATCTGAAACAACAGCAAGAATTTTAACTTCACCGTCGATCACTTCAATATCTTTCATGTAAACATAACCGCTAACATTGTGAATTAATGTTTTTGAATCGTCTGGAGATAAAGGCAAGTTTATTTTTTCATCCCACCTATTAAACCATGTGTAGCCATCGCGCGATTTCATGTAATAGACATTTGTTCGTTTATCTAAATCATCATCTTCATGCCAGTTATAAGCTAAATGTAACCATTCTCCATCATAAGATGAAATACTATAATGACCACCAGAAACAAGTTTTATTTCAGCCCAATTAACTCTTGAATAAATTTCGCGTATATTATCAGGCGTATATCGAGTGAATAGCATAGCATTAGGCCATAATTGAGGGTAAGCCCAATAACCTTGATCAATTAATTCAAATTCGCTAATGTCATTTTTATTTAAAGATCGGTAACAATGGCCTATCCTTTTATTTGCACGAGCAGCACAGACAACGTAAATAAAACCATCAATAATATTTACAACGCCGTTATCATGCGGATCTGTTACACCTTCAATAGTACGAACTAGCGTTTTATTACCTTTGTTATCAGCAATAAATATTTCAAGGTTGCCGCTGGTATTATCAGAAAAAATATAATAATCCGTTTCACCATCACTAACAGCAATAGGAATGTGCTTTGCTGTATACGTTGATAAAGCGCCGGAGTATTTAGGATATCCATTATGATCCCACCACGGCAATTTATACCATGAAGAATTATGTATTCTTTTTGATATTTCTAATTCACTTCCGTTGATTAATGTTCTAGTAGCCATTTTTTTCCTCGCTTTTTTGTGGTTAAGTGCTATGTTTAATTCAGTTTCATGAAAAGCCCACCGATTAAATGGAATTAATCGGCACTTTTATCCGTTCGGCGTTAGTCCATTATCACGCAATAATTTTCTATATCTTAATATTTCTTTTTCTATATCTTGCCATGTTGGAAACTGTTCTTTTAAACTTGGGTGTTTTCCTATTAGCCAATTGTAATGATCGATACCGTAACGCTTAATTATGTATTCGTTATATTCAGCACGCTTACCCGAACCAATTTGATTGCAATTCACAGAGCATTGATTATGAATATTTGTTAATTCAAATCTTAATTCAGGACAAGAACCAACAGATCTAAAATGGCCAGAATCTATTTTATTATTAGAAGCTCCACAAGTGCAGCAAGGTTCATTTTTTTCCTTAACATGTTTAGCATATTGATTTACTAGTCTTTCAAGCTTGCTGTACCATTCAGATCGACTCATTAACTCTTTTAAGCGAACTTTATCTTTTTTACGTTGCTTAACCTGTATTTTCTTTTTGCCAATACTTTTATTTTCACTAGCCCATTTGACAGCAAAATCAAAAGAACAAAACGCCATGTTATTAACAACAATATATTCTCTTGTTGCTGTACCGTGGTATTTACATTTTCTTTTACTATTTGCCATTTTATTAAACCTTATTAAGTAACGCATTTGTAAAAACTAAATTAGCAAGCCTTCGCGCTGTATTCTCTCGCTTGTTCTGGTTCGGGTGCCTTAGCCCTTGCCTAAATGCTTCAGCCGCTTTTGGTATTAACCTATTATAATGATGAACGCCAAGTTCCCTTTTGCATTTCCATTGAAAATTGCGATCTTCTCTTGTTGCAATATCGTTATATTTCATTAGTTAACTTGTATTTATCAGCCCTACAAAGAAGAGATGAAAGTTCTTCTGTAAATTTTACTGATCCATGAAGACTATTAAATGCTTTTATTTTTTTACCAAGAACAGCAACGGCTACCCAAGGTTCACTTAATTGAAAATCATGTTGATAAACTGCTTTTCTTCTATTATCTTCAAGAATGAAATGCTGTAAATACCAGTTACCAAGCCTTTCTTGAATTTCAAAACAATAAAAATCATCAATGTTTATTTGAACGTCTTTGATATCGAACCAATCAAGAACATGTTTAAATGACTTTACCGTTACTATATTATTAACTTTCTGTTTTTTAGCCATTATCGTTCCTTAAAGTTGCCATCATTGCTTTATATTCATTAGTTACATTCTCTTTATCTTCTAATGAATATCCTTGACCAGCAGCCGCGATTATCATTGCTTCAGTCGGCTCTAGTGGCGCTATAATATGTTTATCACTTCGCTTTGTTTTGATTGATAATTTTTCAACTGCTAAAGCGTAAATTTTTTTAATGGTGTCCCAAGGAATAGCAACATCAATACTTTCTGAACCGGTACCGTCACAAGTTTGGCATTCGGTACTCATTTCTTTGTCGTGACCAGTTCCCTCGCACCAACCACACTGTATTTTTATTTGCTCTACAAACTCACCTCTAAAAATTTCTTTAGCGCCGTTTTCAGCCGTTAATTCACTTGGCATTAATACTTTATCGTTATTCATTATCATCCCCAATTAAAAAATTTAAGTCTCGCTTGTGTTCATCACAAGACCACAAATAATCATCATCACCGCGAAAATAATTCAACTGAACAACAATTATAAATTTACCCAATTCACCGCACTTGCACGTTGCACAAGTATTTTTTGGCTTTTTTAATATGCCTGAGATATTTGGGTATGATTTAGCCATTATCTATACCTCATGCCAGTTAATTTCATTTTCATCAATAATTCAATAGGAACTTCAAGCGCTTCAATTCTGCCTTCTTCTAAATTAATTTTTGCGCTGCTTGCCATAGGATAACGCTTGCTTGCATTAGGTAATAAAACCAAGCACAACGAATATTCACGACCTACAATAGCCAAGTGACACAATGAGCCACCTGTTTCAGTTATAAGTACACAATCGTTTTCAGCGCACTTGTAAGCAACTGCTTCAAAAGCTGGTGAAGCGTTTGGAATAATAATTATATCGCCTTTGTTAATATAAGTAATATCTTCAGGCTTGTTTACATGACGAATAACGGCGCTTGTAAATCCTTTGTGATTACCCTTGTTAGTTAATACTTTGATGTTTGCACCAGTTAATTTTTCATTGTATTTATGGCGCTGTTCAAAGAAGAAACGATTATGATCACTGTCATGATTCATTGCTTCACCTAATTCTAAGCCAGTAAATAACCACCAATCAGTGTGGTTTGGATCGTCACCGCCCATTTTTGATCCGCGAGGGCTAACACATTTCCATTCAATCGAGTCGTACATCGTTGATTCAGATAACACCCAACGATAAAATGGGT